AATACATTCACGGCGAGCCTGTAGGAAGATTGTTATGCGATAAATACAATCTTGACGGACTGATTAAGCAGTTTCCATCCGCACAGCCAGAACCATGCGAGGATGCCGGAGAAAAAACGTGTAGGACATGCCATTTATGGGAAGATGGAGAAATAAATATAGCGTGTCCATGGGGATCAAATTACGAACACTATGAAGATGACTATTGTTCGCTATGGGAGAAACAAAATTGAACTGCGATAAATGCATGTGGCTTGATAGATACAAGCAAGACGGACGTGGATACTGTTGCATGATTGTTCGTTCAAAAACGCAGACAGAAAAATGCAGAAAACCAGATATGGAAAGGTGCGAATTATATGAGAGAGGTGAATTTGCAGACAGATACAAAAAGGCTTGAGCCGTGCGAGGATGATCCAAGAGCAGATGTTTACTATCTTGCGGAAAAGATCGGAATTCATAGGCTGTATTCGTTAGTTGTGGATTTACGTGGTGAGCCAGAAATGCGTCATTGCGTGAGTTGCGGGCGCGCTGCTAATAATGGCGGTGTATATCCTAACGGAAGAACAAAATGCCCGATAGAAGAACACTATGCCTTGCCAACTGACGGATATTGCCACTTGTGGCAAAAGATAAAGGTGTGGGAGGATGAACCTGAATGATCGTTATAATGCGAGATGCAGTGATGCCAGAATGTTGTAATACTTGTGTTTGTTCTGAAGGGTATGGGTGCGGCATAACAGGTACAGTGATGACCACGAAAGAGATGGGGGAACGCCCAGATTGGTGTCCACTGGAGGAACAGGAACCGTGCGAGGACACCATAAGCAGACAGGCGGCGATAGATGAAATAAGGAAATGCAGGTTCGTTGTTGATGCTATCGAAAAAATAAGAGCATTACCATCCGCACAGCCAGAGCAAACAAACTGTGAATATTGCCACGAAGACAGAGATGGATATGTCCGTCCAATCGAGAGGAACTCGCATGCATGGCTTGTCAGACGCGGGAGAACTATAAAACTTCGTGTCGGTTTTAAAGGCGAATACAGAGAATGCGATATTTTATTTTGCCCCATGTGCGGAAGGAGATTGGCTGATGGACGATGTAATATCAAGACAGGCGGCGATTGATGCCGTGGAAACGATAGGACACATTGCAACGATGCCAGATGGTGACAAATGCATCAGGAGAAGCGCAGTAAAATATACATTGTCCATGTTGCCATCTGCAAAGACAGAAATCAGATGCAAGGATTGCGGACACTTTCACTACGATATGCCGTATGTAATACAGGGTGTTCCCGTTCTCGGGCATGAGGTGTGCGACTTCTGGGGCGATGGATGCAAGACAAGCGAAAACGGATATTGCAGTTTTGCGGAAAGGAAAACCGATGGGGCTGATGTTAACACTTGACGATGCTGTGGCAGTCTGTATGAGCTTACTTCATGAAACTACATTTTTTGATGATATGCCAAGAGAAGAATATGAAAGCATGCCGGAGTTTATCAAGAGCAAGTTTGAACAGAAATGTTGGATTCCTCCAAAGAATGAAGATGTGGCGAAGCGTCTTAACGATCTGATTTTTGATATCAACCCTGCGGAAATATGCAGTCAGATAGAGTCTGACAATCTTCGGAGCTGGTGCAAAACAGTTCAGGTGGAAATGAATATGGCATTTGTACAGTTACCATGTTGGGCAGAAAGGCGGGAAGGATGAGTTTTTTAAAGGCCCTCGTTGCCGCATGGGTATGGATTGTTATCTGTGGTTACCTGATGACAAAAGGTGCTGAAATATCAAATGATATGCAAGTATTGACAACAGCAATAATCATTGCAGGAGCATTGGCAGGAGGTGACGAATGAATCAGAAACATTGCCGAGGATGTCCGCACTTGGATTTTAATGAGATGTCTGATGAGATGTACTGTAAGCTAAAGGACTTCGAATTGATAAGGCTGAAATGGCATAAACAAAGACCAGATTGGTGTCCGCTTGTTATGCAGAGAGGAGGGCAGAAGAATGAGGATGATTGATGCGGATGCATTTGAGCGAGATCTTACAGAGCATATCCTGCCAATACTGATACAGAGATACGGCGAGGAAGAGGCGATAAGAGGTCTGCACTTTTCATACAGTGACTGCATTTCAAACATAAGTGGACAGCCAACCATCGAAGAGCGCAAGAAAGGGAAGTGGATAGAATTTCAAAATCATTACGCATATAAATGCTCCGAGTGTGGGAGGATAATTGAAACAGTAGACGGAAAGAGTAATGTCTGCAAACATTATCCGTACTGTCACTGCGGTGCAAAGATGGAGGGCTGAGGAGTGAGCGATAATTACAACGATGTAGAAAATTACTGCAAGGATTGTGATAGGAGCATTTGGGGCAAGTGGCCGTCATGCGATACCAATATAGAAAATGATGGGCGTTATACATCACCCGGGAGCAAGTGCTACTGCAAATGCCGGGAGGGTGTCGGCAAGGTGGAAAAATACCCGTGGGAAGAAAGGGCAGAAGAATGAGCATATTTGTCATCGGCTTTGCGGTTCTGATTCCGCTGGTAATCTTTGTAATTCTGGAGGACGAGTGACATGGAATGCAACACAGCAGACGGCATCGATCACGGTGAAGGACAACTGCAAGACTGTTTCGAGGCTGTCATTACCAAATACGAGGATGGTTATATCCTCTGCCCTATTCTCTGGTCGGGTGGTCAGTGCTCCGACTGCATGGCCATCTTTGAAAGGAGGCAGGGCTGATGCAAGTAGACTCTCACGGCTTCCCAATGCGGGACGACCTGCACAAATACGAGCGGAAGATAACAATCCTCTACGATGGCAGGTTCTACATCGAAAAGGGCAGGCTCAGAAAGGAGGTGGTTGCCGGTGGGCGAATACAGACCGCTCAGCCAAAAAAATAAATGGTATGTACCGAAGGAAGCATTTCTCACAGTTATCCACTACTGCAAACAGTATCCAGAGTGGGAGGCAGAGCTTGCCGCCATGACGGACACATCGAAGGGTATCGCCTACGATGCGGATCGAGTACAGTCCTCCGGAGATTCAGATCCGACTGCTGAGCTTGCCATGAGACGAGCGGCCATCTCACGGAAGAAGGACATGATCGACCATGTGGCCTACAAGATCGGCGGCGAACCGTTCAGCAAGTGGCTGATACTTGGCATCTGTCATGACTATCCGTTCTACTACCTCCAGTCGCATGGCATCCCATGTGGCAAGGATCTGTACTATGAGATGAGACGCAGGTTCATATATGAGATGGCCAAGTTAATTTAATTTGCCGTAATCACGGGACAACATTTAGATCTATCATGATAACGTAGGATAGCAGGTAACAGTTTTCATCTTCATATGTTTTCCTTCCTGGGGAGGCGGTCAGTGTCTGGCCGTCTCTTTTTATTGCTGTTGTTGGGGTACGTGGTCGAACGTGACCGCCAAAAGTAACTAGGCAACTGCTGAGTCAAGCCGCCTCCATTGATACCCTTGTGCGTTGACACCGTACCCCTTTTTTTAATACCCCGGAGGTGCTTTATGCCGTCCGTAAGATCAGACCGGACTCCTGGAAACCGGGGAGCCTATGAAAATGCCCGGAGGCGTATACTTGCCACCCAGACCATCTGCGGTATCTGTGGCAAGCCTGTAGACTTTTCTTTCAAAGCTCCGCATCCTCTGAGTCCAACAGTCGACCATATCATCCCAGTCAGCAAGGGCGGGCACCCTTCGGACATTTCCAACCTGCAGCTGGCACATCGCTGTTGCAACAGGGAGAAGTCCGACAAGCTGATGCTGAAAAAAATAAATAAAGATAATAGTGATGGGCTGGTCGCCAACGACGTTTTAGAACAACATAATGATTGGCTTCACTATCGAGCAGCGGGCTGACGCTTGTCTGGGGCATGGGTACCCCGGTGGGAGGCTGCCGTCAGTCCCCTTGCCGCCTTTTGCACAAAAAAACACACGGTAACGAGGTGAATTGAAATGGATTACAAAGGAATCGAGTATCTCCGGAACAAACTGGCCGCTAAAAAGCCCAGGGTTCACAAGAGATATGCATATTACGAAATGAAAAACGGTGTCCGGGATCTGAACATCTCCAGCCCGCCGTCGCTCCGGTACTGGTTCAACTCGCTGGGGTGGTGCAGCAAGGCAGTGGACTCCGTAGCTGATCGGCTGGTCTTCCGGGAGTTTGCTAATGATAGCTTTGACCTGACCGGCATTTACGACATGAACAACAGCGACATTTTGATAGACTCTGCGATTCTGGGAGCACTGATCGGAAGCTGTGACTTTATCTATATCACTTCCGACACCGATGGATTCCCGCTGATGCGAGTCATTGACGGCAGGCATGCAACCGGCATAATCGACCCGATCACCAACATGCTGAAAGAGGGTTATGCCGTTCTGGAGGTCGATGAGTTTGACAACCCGATCACAGAGGTCTACTGCATCCACGGTAATACGATGGTCTATCACAAGGGCAGGCTGGTCGATGCCGTGCCGAACAATGCGCCTTATCCGCTGCTGGTGCCGGTCATTTACAGACCGGATTCGGTCAGACCGTTCGGGCATTCGCGAATCAGCCGGGCATGCATGTCCATCATGGCCAGCGCAGTCAGGACGATCAAGCGGTCAGAGATCGCTGCAGAGTTCTACAGTTATCCGCAGCGTTATATCTTGGGCATGGAAAACGGCTCGGAGTTGGATTCTTGGAAAGCAACAATGTCCGCGATGCTCCGGATCGATAAGGACGAAGACGGTGACCGCCCTGTTGTTGGTCAGTTCCAGACTGCGAGTCAGACTCCCCACATCGACCAGCTCCGGATGTTTGCCGGATTGATGGCCGGAGAGACTGGCCTTACTCTGGAGGATCTCGGATTCCCGTCAGACAATCCGTCGAGTTCTGAGGCCATCAAGGCCAGCCATGAAACACTGCGTCTGACCGCCAGAAAGGCACAGAAGACGCTCGGAACGGGTCTGCTAAACGCTGGATACTTGGCGGCATGTGTCCGGGATGATTATCCGTATAAGCGGAACGAGATCTATAACACCCGCGTCAAATGGGAGCCGATCTTCGAACCGGATGCCGCTTCCCTGTCTCTGATTGGAGACGGTGCCATCAAGATCAATCAGGCGATTCCCGGATATATCGATGCCGAAAAGCTGAGAGACGAAACGGGGTTCTAAGCTATGGACATCACGAAGAAGATCAGGGAGATTCTTGGAGAGTATGACAAGCGGGTCGGCAATGTATCCGCTCCAGTAAACGCAGCCAATAAAGCGTTGGCAAAATGGGAAGCTGCCGAAGAGGTGGCAAAAGCCATCGGCGGGACAGCTGCCGATATCATGCTGACCGACATCCTCGATACGGAGATGACGGAGGAGGAGATCGCTGAAGTCGTCACCCAGCTGATGCAGAGGAACCATGAAAGAGCCGCCGAAGCCGCCAGACTGGCACAGGTGGCGACCAATACAGAGGCTGGCATCGGACTGAAGCCGATCGTCCCGGAGTTTGATAAGGTGCGAAACAGCGACCTGATCGGACTGATTTCTGCAGGTGAATCCGCAGAAACGATCCGGCAGAAGGTGATCAACAACAGTTTGAACGTAGTCGATGAGGCCATCGCAGAGAACACGAAACTGCACGCTAATTCCGGGCTGAAAGTTACCATCACCCGGAAGTATGACGGCGTTGGTCTCCGTAACCGCAAGCAGTCATGCCAGTGGTGTCTGGCCAGATCCGGCACCTGGACATATGAAGGAGCACGCGAGGCCGAAGTCTTTGCCCGACATGTTGGCTGCGGATGCGTCATCGTGTACAACACTAGCAAATTTAGACAGATCCAAGTTGGACGTGGTTCTTTCCGCGACTTATAAGGAGGTGATCGGTTGGAGGACATCCGGATCGGCAGACAGTCGCCGACGGTGTCCGTGATACTTCCTTATACCGACACAAGAGGGCAGGAAGCTGTTGATCTGTACAACGCCACTGAGCGGATCGCTATGGAGTGGCAGGTCGCTCTCTGCTATGACATTATGGCCGTCAGCTCCGAAGGGCTATGGATCCATCAGAAATTCGGCTATTCCATCCCACGACGGAATGGTAAGTCAGAGGATGTGCTCATGCGCTGTCTGTGGGGCTTAAAGAACAGTGAGCGGATACTTTATACCGCGCACCGGGCAACGACCTCACACGCCGTCTGGGAGCGTCTGGCGAGGCTCTGCGAGAAGTGTAACGTGGAAGTTGTTTCATCCTTCCGGGCATTCGGCAAAGAGCATTTATATTGCGCTAACGGTGCGGTCATCGAGTTCCGGACGCGAACCTCTACGGGTGGTCTGGGTGAAGGCTTCGACCTTCTGGTCATCGATGAGGCACAGGAGTACACGCCGGAGCAAGAGACCTCTCTGAAGTATGTCGTATCAGACAGCCCGAACCCGCAGACCATCATGCTAGGCACACCACCGACAGCAATATCAGCCGGAACAGTATTTCCTAAGTATCGGACGAAGGTGCTGAGTGGTGAGGCATACGAATCCGGCTGGGCAGAGTGGTCAGTCGATAAGATGACAGACCCGCACAACGTGGATGCATGGTATGAGACCAATCCATCCCTTGGAATCATTCTGAAAGAGAGGACGATCCGCTCCGAGATCGGAGACGATGACGCGGATTTTAACGTCCAGCGTCTGGGGCTTTGGCTGACCTATAACCAAAAATCAGCGATCAGCCGAAACGAGTGGGAGGCTCTGGAGGTTCAAAGGCTTCCGAAGCTGACCGGGCAGTTATTTGCCGGTATTCGCTTCGGCATTGATGGAAACGTCTCGCTGTCAATTGCTGTGCGCACCAAAGACGGCAAGGTCTTTACCGAGGCCATCGGATGCAAGCCCATCCGTGATGGTGTTGCATGGCTGGCAAACTTCTTGACAAAAGCCGACATCCGGCAAGTCGCCATCGATGGCGATAACGGCAGGGAGCTGTTAGTCGATGCACTGAAGCGGATAAAATTCAAGCACTACGAGCTGACAACATGGAAGCAAATCATAAAGGCCAGTTCGATGTTTGAACAGGCAATTTCATCCGGGTCTCTGGTTCATATGCGTCAATCGGCTGTCACTCAGATCGTGAGCAACTGCGAAAAGCGGTCAATCGGCAGTGGCGGCGGTTTTGGATATAAGTCGATTCTGGACGGGGCAGATGTCTCTATCCTGGAATCGCTCATACTTGCTCATTGGCTTTGTGTCGATGTTAAGGAAAAGAAAATACAAACAATCGCGTATTAAGGCATCCGTCAGGGTGCTTTTTTAATACTCAAAAATTCACGGGTACCACCGGTAAATGGGAGGAGTTAAACATGGCATTTACAGTTATCGAAACACAGGAACAGTTAGACCAGGTCATTGGTGATCGTATCAAGAGAGCAGAGGCAAAGGCGGCAGAAAAGTATGCTGATTATGAAAGCCTCAAAACCCAGAACGCGAGTTATGCAACGCAGATCTCGCAGCTGAATGAACAGCTCCAGAAACAGACAGAGACGATCACCGGCAATAAGACAACCATCGAGGATCTGACCAACAAGGTGCACAAATACGAGACGGACTCGGTAAAAACCGCTGTTGCGCTTGAGATGGGTCTGCCCTACCAGATGGCGGGAAGGCTTGCCGGAAACAATGAGGAAGAGATCCGGGCAGATGCCGAAGCTATGGCTAAGCTGATCGGATCACCGAAACCGGCTGCACCGCTTGGGTCTAGTGAGCCTGTAAACACCAACACACCAGATGCGGCATGGAGCAAATTCGCCGCACAGCTCACAGGTTCTGATTAAGGAGAATAAATTATGGCAAACAGAACAACTGCAGGGAACAACTTCCCCACTGAATTAGTCGCTGAAATGTTTAATAAGGTCAACGGACACTCCGCTCTGGCTAAGCTGTCCGCAGCTAAGCCGATCCCCTTCCAGGGTGAGACCGTTTTTACCTTCTCCATGGGTGGAGAGGCATCCATCGTAGGCGAGGGTGATAATAAGCCTGCCGGTGATGCTACCATCGCACCGAAGACGATCCGTCCGGTCAAGTTCGTTTATCAGCATCGTGTTTCCAACGAGTTTGTTTACAACGCTGAGAGCCGCACGAACTACCTGCAGACCTTTGCAGATGGCTTTGCCAAGAAGATCGCCCGCGGCCTTGATATTGCCGCTATGCACGGCGTAAACCCGGCAGATCTGGCAGATGCTTCTTTCAAGGCTTCCAACAGCTTTGACGGTCTTGTCACTGGTAACACTGTCACTTATGTCGCTGCTTCTGTCGATGACAACATTGACGCAGCTGTTCAGCAGGTCATCGCTGACGGTGGTGTTGTAAACGGCATCGCAATCTCTCCGACAGCCGGAGCAGCCCTTGCAGCTATCAAGGTTAACGGTGTTGCTCAGTATCCGGAGTTCCGCTTCGGATCCAATCCCAGTGCTTTCTATGGCATGGTTTCCGATGTTAACAGCACTGTCTCCGTGACTGGTACCGCTACCGGTTCCCAGACTGATCACGTGATTGTTGGTGACTTCCAGAATGCATTCCGCTGGGGCTATGCGAAGAACATCCCGCTGGAGGTCATCGAGTACGGTGATCCGGATGGACTGGGCGACCTGAAGCGCACCAATGAGGTCGTGCTTCGTGCAGAGGCCTTTATCGGCTGGGGCATCCTTGACGCTAACAGCTTCGCTCGTGTTAAGGCATGAAATACAGAAACATTAAAACCGGGGCGGTAATCGAGACTCAGTCGGTGCTTGGTGGTAACTGGGTGCCGGTCGATGATAAGAAAACCGCTCCGGCGGTCAAAAAGAAAACTACTGCGAGGATATCGAAAAAATGAGTAGCGCATTTGCGACACTTGAAGAAGTGATCACTTTAACCGGCAAGGACTGGACGGAAGACGAAGAGAAGCGGATCGAGGCACTGCTTCCGATTCTTTCTGATACGCTCCGTATCGAGGCCGCAAAGGTCGGAAAAGACATAGACGGCATGATCCTAGCCGAAGATGCTTATAAGAGTGTCGTGAAGCTGGTCATGGCCGATATCATCGTGCGCATCATGCGACAGTCGCAGGAGGGCGAACCCATGTCCCAGGAATCGCAGAGTGCTATGGGTTACAGCTGGTCTGGCACTTATGCGATCCCTGGCGGCGGCATGGCTGGAGCTATCCTCCGGAACGACCTCAAGCGGCTGGGGCTTCGCACACAGACATGGGGGAGCGTTGATTTATGTCCAAAATCCAAGGAATAACAATAACGCTGTACCAGACAGAGCAAAACGGTGTGGATCCATTCGGCAGACCTGTCATGGTCGAGGCCGCTGTGCCCGTGGAGAATGTTTTGATTGGCGAGCCTTCAACAGAGGATATCATCAACGAGCTGAATCTTTCCGGTAAACGTCTGGCCTACACGCTGGCACTGCCAAAGGGCGACGCACATGACTGGAAGGATAAGCGGGTCGAATTCTTCGGGGAGGTCTTCCACACGATCGGAGAACCGACGCAGGGCATCGATGCGAATATCCCTCTTAGCTGGAACAGAAAGGTAAAAGTAGAGCGTTATGAGTAAAGCATTTGAATTTGAAGCGAACGACGCGGGCATCCGGCAGCTGCTGAAGTCCGGCGAGATGATGGCCGTCTGCAGAGCGCATGCAAATGCGACCGCTGCGGCGTGTAAATCGCCCTGCTGGATCAGCGAATATCCGGGGGGTGCGACCCGTCTGAATGTTTCGGTTTCTACGCTTAAAAAGAATAACGATCTGCTGAAGGCACTGAGATGATTGAAAAAATTGTTTTGGATTATTTGTCCGACACCTTGTCTGTCCCTTGTCTCATGGAAGAACCGACCGGTATGACAGACGAGGAGCTGATCGTAATTGAAAAGACTGGAAGCAGCTGCACGAACCGGATCTATACGGCGACGCTTGCGATCCAGTCATATGCTCCGTCCATGTATGAAGCTGCTGCACTTAATGAGCAGGTGAAAGAGGCGATGGACAACATTGTCGCCCTGCCAGACATCGCAAGATGCGAGTTGAACAGCGATTATAACTTTACTGACACCGGCATGAAGCGTTATCGCTATCAGGCCGTTTTTCAGTTAACGCATTATTAATAAGGAGAACCCCCAAATGGCACAGACTGCAAGCAACGTAACAGCGGGCAAGCCTGCGGTAGGCGGTGCGCTCTATCGTGCACCGATCGGGACTGCGCTCCCGACCAACGCCACTACTGCACTTGGCGACGCTTTTACATCTCTTGGATATATGTCCGAGGATGGACTTACTAACGACAATACTATGGAATCTGAAGATCTCAAAGCATGGGGCGGTGATCCAGTGCTTAATCTTCAGACCTCCAAAACTGACACATTCACTGGCACGCTGATCGAGGCTCTGAATCCGGACGTACTCAAAACCGTTTATGGCGAGAACAACGTCTCCGGCACTCTGGCAACCGGCATCACGGTTTATGCGACTGCGGATGAAGCGACAGATTACGTCTACGTTTGCGACATGATCATGCGCGGCGGTGCTCTGAAGAGAATCGTCCTGCCGAATGCAAAGGTCACTGCGATCGGCACGATCACCTACAGCGATAAGGCAGCGGTCGGATACAACCTGACCCTGACTGCAGCGTCAGCTACCGTAAACGACAAGCAGGTAACTCACGTCGAATACATTCACGCGGCTACTACTTGATGCATTGAAAGGCGGTCAAAATGATTAAGGGTATCACTAAAGGCGGTTTTGAATTTGAGATCCCGGAGGAAAAGTTTAATGACATGCGTGTCATGGACTGCCTCCGGGCAATGAATGAACTGGAAACAGATGACAACGTGGATCAGGTAAAAATGATTTTCGCGGTTTCTGAACTTACGGAGATCCTTCTCGGAAAGAAAGGCAGAAAGAAACTTTATGACCATCTCCAGACGGACAATGGGCAGGTGCCCATCGAGGCCGTCATTGATGAGGTTATGGAGATCTTCAACGCATCGAACCGGGGAAACTGATCACCCTCGCTCGGATGCTGGAAGTGGATGAGGATGCTTTAATCTGCGATCTAGCAGAGACATACCGCATCTATGATTGGAAAGCCCTGCCACTGGTTACGGTAGCAAGGTTCGCGTCTGGGTTGAGGGATGACGCTCGAATCATCATGAAGCTTGCTGGACAGACCATATCCAGCGAAAAGCTGATGCTGGCAATGATAACGGACAACACCAACTACCTGGCATGGTCTAAGACGGAAGCGGCACGAAAAAATCCGGGCAAGCCTCCGGAGAGAATCCTGCCGATATTGCTGGGGTTGAAGGTGCCGGAAGAGGATGAAGTCATGGCTTTCCGGACTCCGGAAGAGTTTGAGGCAGCATTAGCAAAAATAAGGAGTAAAGCGAATGGCGGCAGTTGAATTAGGTAGCGCATATGTGCAGATCGTCCCATCCGCAAAAGGAATAAAAGGAAGCGTTGAGAAGGTTCTCGGCGGTGAAGCAGAATCTGCAGGTAAGTCTGCCGGTACTAGCATCGGCTCCAATATCGTCAGCATGGCGACAAAGCTGATCGCTGCCGCTGGACTTGGTAAAGCAATCTCTGAGTCCATCTCAGCCGGTGCCGACCTGCAGCAGAGTTTCGGCGGTCTGGATACCATCTATGGAGAAGCCGCCGACGCAGCGAAGCAGTACGCTATGGAGGCCGCGAAAGCAGGTATCTCTGCGAATGATTACGCGGAACAGGCTGTTGGCTTCGGTGCGTCTCTGAAACAGGCTTTTGGTGGTGATACGACCAGAGCGGTCGAAGCAGCCAATACGGCCATCATGGACATGACCGACAACGCTGCCAAGATGGGCACACCAATCGAGAACATTCAGAACGCTTATGCCGGTTTTGCCAAGCAGAACTATGCAATGCTGGACAACTTGAAGCTGGGTTATGGCGGCACGAAGTCAGAGATGGAGCGTCTCCTTGCTGACGCTTCTAAGCTGTCCGGCGTGGAGTACAACATCGACAACCTGGGCGACGTATACGACGCAATCCATGTCATCCAGGGCGAACTGGGGCTGACTGGAGTGGCAGCGGATGAGGCTGCAACGACCTTCTCCGGCTCGTTCGGAGCAATGAAAGCGTCCCTGGAAAACGTGTTTGCCAACCTTGCACTTGGCGAGGATATCCGTCCGGCTTTGGACGGTCTGCTGGACGCGACCAGTAACTTTGTTTTTAATAATTTGATTCCGATGTTCGGTAACATCGTCACGGCTCTGCCGGAAGTTTTTGACGGAATCGTGGACTATGCGCCGCAGCTACTGGAGTCTGTGCAGGGGCTTATCGACCCGATCATGCAGACGGTCACAGAAACAGATTGGTTAGGGCTTATTAGTGGAGTGATTACCAACATCACCACGGCAATCACAGAGAACCTGCCGACATTCCTGGAAAACGGTGTACAGATGATAACGGAACTTGCCAACGGTATGCTGCAAAGTGCTCCGGAGGTAATCGCCCGGATCGGCGAGATCATGACTCAGCTGGTCAGCTTCCTGCTGAGCAATGCGCCGACACTGATCTCGAACGGTTTCCAGTTGATTGCCAACCTGGCCTCCGGCATCGGGCAGAATCTCCCGGCTATTTTGTCAGCAATCGGCAATGTTCTGGGACAGCTGATTTCTGCAATTGCTCAGAGAGCACCGGCTTTATTATCGCAGGGTGTCGCTTTGATCGGCAGACTGGCATCTGGACTTGCACAGAACCTTCCTGCCGTACTCGGAGCGATTGCTTCGGTCATTGCCGGACTTCTGGCAAGGTTAGGACAGGCTCTGCCGGGTATGCTGTCGCAAGGTATCGCCCTGATCGGACAGCTAGCCGCCGGTATAATTTCCTCGATTCCGACTGTCGTCGGTGCGATTCCTGGCATCATCTCCGGTATCCGGGGCGCGTTCTCCGGAGTTGACTGGGGTAGCATCGGATCGAATATCATTTCCGGTATTGCTGCAGGTATTTCTGCTGCGGCTGGCAGCATCATATCATCCCTGCAAAATCTTGCGTCCAACGCGTTGAAAGCCGCAAAGGATGCGCTCGGAATTGCGTCCCCGTCCAAGGTCTTCCGGGATCAGGTTGGTCGATACATCTCCGAAGGTATTGCAGAGGGTGTTGAGTCCTACTCTCCGGAGGTAGCAGTTGAGCGAACTGTCCGAAATCTGGTGGACGTTGGAAACGCTGAAGCACTGAACAGCGATTATGCAAGGCTCAGCAGACAGGGTGATTCTCTGGAGGCAGTTCTGGCGATGATGGCTGCGTATTTCCCGCAGTTTGCACAGAACCGGGATGTTTATCTGGGTGACAAGCTTGTCAGTGAAGTAAACCGTCAGCTTGGCGTGATGATGGGGTGATGCGAATGTGGCGAAAATTTAAAATCACAAATGCCAGGGGCGAAGTATACGATCTGCAGGATCTGGCCAACGTTTCGTTTTTTGACGAGGAAGGCCTCGGATATGACGAAAAGGGCGATTACCTGCAGATCGGTACCACGTACATCCCGACAAGCGCAAGACCAGCGCAGCGCGAAATTTCCGGCAGGTTGGTTTTTCGTGGGGCAAACGTCTACACGAAATATACTAAATTTTGCCGGTTTGCCTCCTGTGCTCCGCTGACGATCAGCTATACAGTGGACGGTGTGACATACAACATCAAGGTGCGGATGACCTCGATCACGAAGACGGACAAGTCAGCACCTCGGACGATGGTCTGCCCGGTGTCGTTCCTCGCTCTGGGTCTCTGGTATAAATCAGTTAGTGCCAGTGTAGAAGATATCGAGGAAGTGTTATATACGTATCCTTACACCTACGACGATACCTACTCGATCACAGCTGTGCAGAGCGTTGAGATCATCTCTGACAGCATGCAGGACTGTCCGTGTAGAATCACAATTCCCGGAGAAGTCACTAACCCGAAATGGTATCACTACGTCGAGGGCATCTTACAGGCCTCCGGAGAGATGACTGGAACAGTAGCAAGTGGCGATCGTCTGGTCATCGATGCGCTGAATGTTCCGGGCAGTATTAAGGAATACTCAGCCAATGGTACAGAGGTAGCAGATCGCTATGCTGTCAGTAACTTCGCAACGGAGCGATTTATCTATCTGAAAGAGGGCAAGAACGTGATAACCGTCACCCATGACGGTACACGGGCTTTACCTTTTACTGTGGAGGCAAGGATCGAATATGAGACCGTATGACGTGGACTTCTTTGACCGGGATTGGTCTTTCGTCCACCATACGGCTGTCGATTCGGTCGAATTTTCGGAAGACTACCTCTCCCCGGAAACGAATGAATTAACTATATTGTATTCGCCTCTCCCGGCCTTGTATCAGTACATTCTTATTAGAAGAAACAGCGAGGAATACTTCGGAATCGTCACTGCAGTGACTGAAAGCAAGGAGAGCCTCCTGCAGATCTCGTACAAGCCATTTCTGTCGTTGTTTGATGAGAGAATCATGTACGACACTGATGACCAGGGCACAGGCACTCTGGAGGCCGCTCTGGCAGGGATCATTCGGGATACCTGGATAAACAACAGCGATACGGTGCAGAACATCCCCGGCTTGACCGTGACCACTTCGTCATCCACGTCACGCTGGGGCTTTAATTTGAAGAGCGACAAGGAGAACATGCACCATACTGCTGTTAACTTCTTGAAGGTCTTTATCATCCAGGCTCTGTCCAAATATCGTGTGCGGATAAAGGTGACGCCAGATCCGCAAGCTAAAACGATCACTCTAGACATCGGAAAAGTCAGCACCAGTGTCCGATACATCGAGGCAGATCTACCGAACGTCATCTCCAGAAACATCGTCATCAAGAAGACGGACGACAAGGTCAACAAGCTGACGGTGTACAACACGGAAGACTACTCCCAGACCAGAACCTATTATCTGCATACCGATGGCAGCTACAGCCGGACGAATACCGACCGGATCATCCCTGTGGTGCGTGAGATCACCCAGACTGCTCCAGAACGGAGCGGCGACACGATCAAAAAGTCGTTTGCTGTCATGGCAGATGCAGAGGCCGCGGACTGCTTTGCGATTGAGTACGATAACTTAATCGAGCTGGAAGTCATGCACGGCGACACGCTGATCCAGCCGGAGCTGATCGAGATCGGCCAGGTGGTGGCAGTTATTTCTGAGGGAAAAGCATACAACTCCATGCTGACAGGGCGACAGGTGGAAGATACGACCCTCTTGATTTTTGGTAGCATTAGGCTTGATTTAACAAAAAGGATATAAACATGAGCGTTCGAATGGTTACTTTCCCCGGACAGGTCAGGACGGCGTTTGACGATGCAATTGTATACAGATCGGCGTCGAACACCGGAATCCTTCGGGGGCTTACATGCTCCATTGGAAGCACAGCCAATACAATCGTCATTGCGGATGGTTGTGCGCTGATCCAGGGGCGACTGATCGAAATCAACAGCGAATCGGTGCAGATCCCGCTTGCGTCCAGTGGTACGCTTAACGGCAGGATTTATATACAGGCAGACCCGTCCAACAGTTCAAACCCAGCGCAGTTACTGTATGCGACAGCTGAGACCCTTCCGGCTCTGACGCAGGACGCTGACATCAATGACGGCGGTGTCTACCAGATGGTGCTTTGCACGTTTACGGTCAGCACCTCTGAGATTTCAGATCTCGAAATGGTGCGGGCACTTCTGCCGACAGAGGGCGTCAAGTTTTACTCTGACCCGGCTGAGTTCGGACTGGATCACCCGCCTGTTGCAGAGATGGGCGACGTTATGCCGAATGATAGTGTTGCAATTGTTCCATCCAGCAGATTCGGGCAGGCATCCATCCCGGCAACTGGTATCGTCAAGATCGTCAAGGCAAACAACTCCTATGTCTATGCCGAATTGGACACGACGGAGGGAACGATCTACAAGGTTCGGCTTAATGATCCAGGAAACATCTGGGAGGAAATGCCGAAGCTGGGCGACCTGTTTTATAAGTCCGGCGAATCTGCGACACTGTATTATTATGGCGGCGGTTATATCACCGCATCATCTACAAGCGTTCGCTTCCTTGTTCCGTACAGCAAGCTTGCCTCCAGAGTCACAACAGCCACATTTGTCAGCGGCTCAGCCGTTATCCGACAGAACGGCAAATACATCTCCGGAGAGACCTGGACACTGACAGCCAACGACGTAACGCTGTATAAAGACTCTAACGGCATCCTTGTATATCTCAATAAATCGGCGGGATTCACTGGAGCGACCAACAACAGCCCGGTGGGCGTACAACTGACGATCAAAGTCCGGTTCAGCTGAGGAGGGTAACCTATGGCAGACATTTTTAATTTTTACGTATACGACGACAGAACCATCCAGTTTGAATTGGCTGAGCCGATCATGCTGGAGGATTCCAACGTCACACAGTTCCAGTTCAGGATTCCGAAGGTGCTGAACGAACTGGACATGCACACCTGGGCATGGTGGTTTGTGTATGAAAACGCATCCGCTGAGAAGTACAGCGTACCGCTGATTCTGGCAGACGATGCGGACGATCCGGATAACTACAGCTTAGCGGTATATACGGTCGATGCCGGTATGAGTGGCAAGGCCGGAAGCATTAGGTTCGCTCTGGAAGTTATCGATGCTGATGCGACCACCAGCGAGATCCTGCACGAGTGGCACACGAGGACATACACCACGCATGTGGTCAGCACGCTGCAGGGCAATGAGAGAGAGTTTACTCCGTCTGAGTACGATCTGATTTCGGCCAAGCTTGAGGAAATTATGGAGCTTATCGAGGGCGGCGGAGGAGGAAGCTCTTCCGACGATATTACCAACGAATCCAACGTCAGCGGGGCAACAGTCACAGGGGCGCTAAATTCGCTATCTGACCAGTTAGCGAACAAAGGCACATACAGCAAACCGTCTGGAGGCATCCCGAAAAGTGACCTTGCAAGCGCAGTGCAGACAGCCCTTGACAAAGCAAACACGGCTTTGCAGACAGCACCTGTTTCTTCCGTCAACGGTCAGACAGGAGCGGTTGTCATTAGTGCGGCTACCACATCCGTAAATGGCCTGATGTCATCCACTGACAAGGGACGGCTTGATACGCTTTATGCTGACTACAGTTCGGCAATTACTGCACTGGGGGTGTGATAGATGGCAACAACTAAACCTTTAACTGATGCAATCAATGCGCTCACAACCTACGCCAACGGCGTAACTGGAGCATCCGACACAAACCTGTCTGATGCGGTAAGATCACTTGCGGATGGGTACGGCGGGGGCGGTTCTGGCCTGACATTTGAGTTTATCGGCGAGTGGACGGGATACCTGCCGGAGTATACCAATACATCTACAGTGGAAACCACAGATACGGGAATTGACATAATAAGCACGGATTATGCGTGGATTTTGACGGTTATTACTTGCGATGGCACATATACCAATAACAACGATTGGGGCGGCCTTGCAATCAATTTGAGCGGACGGTATAAGAGCAACGGAAAGGTTTACGCCATAGCAACCTCGGGGCAAAGGCGCACACAATCACTTACACTTGCAGGCATGGTTGATGCTTCACAATTATACAGTTCATATGGAGTATTCTTAAACAGCAACCAAGCCAATATCCAACTAGGCCGAAAAGCGCACGCTACGGGCTGCCCTAAGCTAATGGCGGGAAACTACACTGTAAAGGCGTACGGCCTTACAGCTTTATAAGGAGGATTAAAAATGCTTTACTTTGTAACTGAGTTAGACAAAAGACCCGATGGCGTTGTAAACAACAGCATCACCGCAAGACAGACCCTTGCAAGTGGCCTGTCCCTTTACTATCAGCGTGCATCCGTAGCAGTAATGACAGATGCATATACTGGGGTAGCCCTTACCTTGCAGGACGAAGAGGGAACAATCCTGCTGAACGAGCGGTTTAACACTAGCTATGTTGCACCCGAAGAGGAGCAGACCGAGGAGCAGACCGAGGGCGAGTAGTTCACTATACGGCTCAATTGCGCACTAACTATAATTTGAAAAACTGTAACTATACTGAATTTTTATAGTTACAAAATGCCCTTGGAAGTTTGCGGACTGACCATGAAAGCTTAGCATTTGCGGATGTTGTGAGAAAGGCACAGATACAGGAACGTACCGGGATGCTCTTCGGACTCCCGGTCTTGAACACTGGGCGGCTTCGGTCGCCCTTTTATATTAGGAGATAAACCAAATGGTTTTACAGATTGTCGGCCTTGTTCTGGCCGTTTTTGCATCCAGTGGATTTTGGCAGTACGTCATTTATAAGGCACAGACAAAAGACCGGCAGAAGTCTGCCGAAAGTCGTCTCCTGATGGGCATCGCCTATTCCAAGATATGCGACCTGTCCGGCAAATACATCGAGAGAGGGAGCATCTCCAAAGATGAATACTCCGATCTGAAGAAGTACCTTTACGAGCCATATCGTGAGATGGGCGGCAATGGCACATGTGAGAGGTTAATGAAGGAAGTGGACAAACTTCCGATTGAATGAGGGGTGATTATATGGACATTCTGGAAAAGACAATTTTTAATGCAGACTGGTGGGCAAAGGCTACTGTTCGAGCGATCAAGACAGCTGCACAGGTCGCTCTGGCCAGTTGGACAGTGGGAGCAATCCTCTCTGTTGGAGACCTGCGCAACATCGCCCTGACTGCGCTGTTTAGTGCGCTGTATTCCTATGTGACATCCCTTGCCGGTCTGCCGGAGGTGGAAGACTACTATGACGCATGAGCAGTTTATACAGGCCATCGCTCCATACGTACAGAAGTATGCCCGGAAGTTTGCTTTCGGCTGTCCCTCTGCCATCATCGCACAGGCTTGCCTCGAATCCGCATACGGCACTTCGGACAAGGCCAAACACCACAACTATTTCGGGCTGAAGTACAGGCAGGGCAGGGTCTCTTGCCACTCCGGATACTTCTCAGCAGGTTCCAGTGAGCAGACGGCTTCCGGCTCCTACATCCCGATCACGACAGACTGGTATGCTTTTAAGGACATGGACACCGGCGTCAAGGGCTATTTCCAGTTCATTCAGAACGGAGCATATGCATCTGCCAGAGCAGCTGATCAGATGGATCCAGAGAGCTATCTCACGGAGCTGAGAGCATGCGGATATGCGACTAGCTTGAAATACGTCGATAACCTCATGAAAGTCATCAAGGCGAATAACCTCACAAGATTCGATGGGAAGGTGGCGAAAGGGTTGAACATCATCAAGAATACCAGAAGCAGTCTGCATAACACTTCGGTCAGATATGGCAGTATCCAGTACATCGTCATTCACTACACCGCAAGCACAGGGTCTGCGGCAAACCATTTGCAGTATTTCTCTAATCATGCGGTCACAAATGCATCAGCTGACTTTTTTGTGGACGAGACAGGGATTTACCAGTACAACACTAATCTTTCCGGCAGATACTCATGGGCGGTCGGTGGAGGACGCCAGAGTGCATACGGTGGCAAGTTTTTCGGCAAATGCAACAATCCAAACAGTATCAGCATCGAGATGTGCTGCAAGTCTAACGGCGGCAGTTTGGCTGCCAACGGGGACGGCTGGTATCTGGAGCCGAAGGCCATCGAAAACACGCTGGAGCTGACGAAGCATCTGATGAAGCAGTACAACGTCCCTGCTGACAGAGTCATCCGACATTATGATGTCACTGGCAAGTATTGCCCTGGCATCAGAGGATGGAACACTGCCGACGGCAACACCGAAGAAAAATGGCTTGCATTTAAGGCCAAGCTGTCTGGAGTCGCTCCGGAGGTCAACCCGGAACCGGCAAAGGATGAGCCGGAGATTGTTGTGCCCCAGATCCGGTATAGGATCCAGACACGCAATCATGGAATCTTAGCTGAAACCGGCAACGGAGGCCTTGCAGGGATTGCCAACGACTCCATCCTCAAGATCCGTCTGACTGTCACGTCTGGATCCATCCAGTACAGGGTACATGAGGGTGGCAGGTGGAAGAAAAAGGTCAACGGTGGAACGTGGGCAGGAGACAGCACCAACTCGATCGATGCCATCCAGATCTATTACTCGACCGATCCGAACCAGACCGGCGGGCAGTATTATGAGGCCGTCTACTCTGTCAAACCCTATGACCGCTCTGTGCATCTGCCGGAGGTGGCAGACACCAACTGGGAGAGCACGGACGGAGACCAGACCGCTGGTATTTTTGGGAAGCCCTTCACTGAGTTCAGATGTCGCCTTGTCAAGTGCTAGATGACACAAGCGGATGACATGGATTCCGTTTTGTACTGAAAATACGATATAATTCAGATGTATCAAGCGGGTTCGACTCCCGCCTGGTCCATAATTAGAAAGACCCTTGAGAATGAAGGACTTGGGCGTTTGCCCTTGATAATCCTCATTTTCATGGGTCTTTTTTATTGCACAAATCGTACATTATAATGCACAGTTTGACGGTTATTTTACACTCATGGATGACACGAGGGATGACACAGGATGCTGTCTGCAAAATCGACAACAGCCTTATTTGCTTCGCTGTCCTCCATGCTCTGGAGGTACACAGACCGCATGACGTGCGCGGTCTTCCAGCCGCCAAGTTTCATGATTTGGGCATCCGATAACTTCAGAATATTGTGACAGTACGACACAAAGAAGTGACGCAGATCATGGAATCTGATGTGCGGGTAACCATGTTTATTGATAAAATAGGTAAACGCCTCCGACAGCCCTGCCGGAGTCAGCTCCGTGATGTATCCCTGCTTTCGGATTTTATCCGCCACCTGCTGCGGGATCTGGATGTATCTGTCGGAGCTGTAGTTCTTCGGTGTAGGCTTGTCGACCAGCACCTGTTTCTTGTTGTAGACCTTTGTCGCATGAATATGCAGAGTGCAGCCATCCAGATCCGACAGGGTAAGACCGCAAATTTCGCCTCTCCGGAGGCCTAGCATAGCAAGGGCAATCGGGATCTCCAGCTTAGTCCCAGACGCATCCTGTGCGATTTTGCGGGCTGTTTCTTCATCTGGTATGGTGTAAGCCGTTCTGCGCTTTTCGGGCAGTTTAACGGCGGGCAGAGATCGTCCTGCATACTTAAGGGTAGATGATATCAGGCCGATGTAATTGCGGACAGTCTTGGGTGATTTCTTGTCCTTAACGAGGCCATCCACGACCCTCTGCACGTCTCTGGAGCCAATGGCAGCCACGTCAAGCGCACAGAATGCGCTGTAATCGCTTTTTAGCTTGTCGGCGATACTCTGATAGGCTCTGACCGTAGCGGGGCTTAGAACAGCTTCTCGCTCGTTTATATAGGCATCCAGATGCTTTTCGAAGGATTCCGAGTCAAGATATTCCCTGTGCAGATCCAGATAGCTGTCTGCCATCGTTGCCAGCTTGCGTTTGTCTTTATGCGTGAGGCTCTTGTACTTCTTTTTGCCGGATGCATCCTTGCCGAGATAGAGCCTGATCCGGTATAAGCCACTGGGGAGACGTTCGATTTTTGCCATGTTTACACCTCAAGTAGCTGACGGATGGCAGAGCGGATGTTTTCCGGGGCTTGACGGTAAGCGTCGATCAGCACCATCTCCTCACCATCCAGCAGACGGACGGACAAATCTTCCTTTCCTAGCATGTAATCCATCGTCACATTAAAATAATCACAGATGGCTTCCAGAGTTTCGACATCTGGCGTGCGCTTTCCGGTCTCATACATAGCGATCGATGCATTGCTAAGATTTAATGCCTTTCCGAGTTCTCTCTGGGATAACTTTCTTTGACTTCGCAATTCTTTCATTCTCTCGCTGAAACTTGTCATATCTTCGCCCTTTCCCTCCCCTTGAAAATATTATACACGCTCCGTGCTGAAAAAGGAACGAAAAAATTTACATAGTGTGTTGACATCGCTAACCAGCAGTGATACTATAAAGACAGCTTACAAGAAGTGAGCGAACAGGGGTTCCCCTGTGCATTTTTTGGCACCTCGATTGCCGTAAAATTAAATTATCAAAGAAAGGAGGTATCTATTGAAGTGTCCATTGATAGGAAGAAAATCGGGGAAAGACTCGCTGTATTGCGAGGAAGTAGAACGCAGAAAGAGGTCGCTGAGGCTATCGGCGTCAGTCCTGCCACTATCTCCATGTATGAACAGGGCGAACGTATGCCGACGGATGACATCAAGATCAAGCTGGCAAAATACTACAAGCGGTCAGTAGTGACAATTTTTTTTGCTGATTAAGCTTACTCAGAGTAATCGTACAGATGTTTGGTTAGGAGGTGATTACCATAGCGCAGGAAAAAAGTAACGAGAATTTGATGGAATGGCTCACAGGTGAGGAAATTATCGCATGTACGTTTTCGCAGTTGAAATACGTAAATTTATTCCGAAGGCTCTCGGAGAAATTTCCAGAGGAATACCGCATCATCTACGAGAACAAAGACGGCTCTATTTACGGGACGATGCCGATCAACTGCATCACGTTCCGCTCTCCCGTTAAACTCACGGAAGAGGAAAAGAGCGAGAGAATAGCCAGATTGAGAAAGGAGCCAACATGACCAGAGATCCGAACGCCGCCCTCCGTCTGCTCCTGTTTGGGACGGAGGATAGGCCGGTCAACATGAGCAGACTGGCGGCAAAGATGCACAGGCACAGGACGACGCTTTACAACTGGAAAGATAATCCCAGCATGATCTCAGTGGGAGATCTGAGACGGATGGCTAGGATCTTGGGGATCGACTGGGAGGATATCGGCAGAGCGATAGGAGGCATGAAATGATCAACGAGGTAAACAGAGGCGATGGGCTTACCCAGATTGTCGAGTGGCCGGATCAGATGGAGATCCGTCGGATCCATGTCAGACGGAAGAAGAAAGTCGAAGAGAGTCCGCTGGATGACATCCTGTTTATCCTGTCCATCATCCTGTTCACGGCTGTTTTTATCTTTGCCGTTCCGCTGGTTCAGTGGTCAGAGCTGGCCTTCCTGTCTCTGCTGGTATCTGCGTTTGCTTGCACCATTGCCATCAGCTACCGGGCGGGCAAAAAAAGAGGACGCTGATCGTGCCCTGATCAACGTCCAAGTTAAATTTTCAGGTGAGCTTTCGCTCATCTCCATTTTAAGCCAGAAAGGAGATTAAAACAATGGCTAAATACGATAACAACTACATCGAGAAACTGAACAGACAGCTTGCAGAGGCTCACACCAGACTGGAGATCCTCACAGAGTACGTCTCTGGCAAGGATATGTATGTGGACGCTCGGATCGTCCGTCTGATTCTGGGTATGCCGGAGCCTGTGGAAGAGAAGGAGGACAATGACACCACTGGATTATAACATCATCGGAACCGGCTCATCCGGGAATGCAGTCCGGATTGAAAACATCATGTTCGACTGTGGCGTTCCCTTCTCGCATATGCGTGAGGATCTGTACAAGGTTGACACCTTGCTTATAACTCACTCGCACAGCGATCATATAAAGCCGTCTACATTCGACCGGATCCGGTCAGAATTTCCGATGATAAAGATCTATGCAAACGCCGATGTTGCTTACCAGTACGACGTGGACAAGGTCGTCGGAACGGCTGCCTTTAAGCTGAAGGGCAGGAGAGTGGTCATTCCCTTCGATGGTGTACACGATGTCCCGGTCACCGGTTACATCGTCAAAATGAAGGGACTGAACATCCTGTACATGACCGACACGGCAAGAGTTAAACCGCCGATCGAGATCCCGCTGGACTATGTTTTTCTGGAAAGCAACTTCGACGAACGGAAACTAAAGGAAGAATCTAAACGGTACAAGAGACACGGCTACGATCCGTATCTGTCTGTGACCAGGCATCTGTCAACGCAAAAGTGCAAGGAGTTCTATTTTCTGAACCGGCGGTCAAAGGACAGCGTACTGATCGAGCTGCACCAATCTAAGAGGTTTTATTAATGAATGAATTATTAGAAATAGTCGAGAAACAGAACGATGTTACTTTTGATATCCCACAGGTAAACTTCCCGGCCTATGAGGAATACAAGCAGAATGCCAAGATGATCGCCGACTACATTGGCCAGATGGAAGTGGACCCGGACAACATCAAGGATATAAAGCAGACCCTTGCAAAGGCCCGGAAACTGACCGACAGACTCAGCCGGATCCGCATCGATATGAAGAAGGCAATTCTTCAGAATTACACGACCTTTGAGCAGCAGGTCAACGAGATCACCCGGATCGTTGGTGACGCTGACTGTGAACTGCGGGCAAAGGTCAAGGCTCTGGAGGAAGCAGAGCGGGAAGAGAAAGAGCAGGAGATCTTCAACATCTGGCAGAAGAGGGTCGCACCTTATCCGATCATCGAGGCAACCATGACCAACGCTTTCTATCGGTGGCTGTCCCCGAAGCATCTGAACAAGACCACCACGATGAAAGCGGTCGAGAAGGATATGACGGAATGGATCGAGAAGACCTACAACGAGATGCAGACCGCTCTCGGAATGGGCAGAGAGTACCTGATCGCTTACGGCCAGAAGGGTGACCTTGCAGGTGCTATCGAGGCCGTAAACACCAACAGGGAGGCCGAAAAGAGGCTGAACGGTCTGGATGACGACGAAGAGACCAAAGAGACGTTTATCGTCTACGGAAGAAAAGACATCGACCTTACAAAAATGCTGCTGAACGAACACAACATCAATTACATCTTACTTTAAAAGGAGAATTAAAAATGGAAATTAGAAAAGATCTTGAACTGGTAGCTGTCGACTATGAGAACAACGGAAAAAAGGCCGTCATGACCTTCCTCGATGCCGAAAGACGGCAGGTGCGTGTGGTCAACTTCAACCGCCAGTCTTATAAGGACGGCAAGTATATCGACGATCCGGAGAAGGCTGCCAAGGTAGACAAGTGGTGCGCTGATTATTTCAAGTGCGGATTTAACGACCTTGCCGAGCAGATCGGCGTCAAGCAGGACGTCTACTGCTACGAACGGTTCAACTCCCTCTGGGAGATCGAGCAGATCGAGAAGTTCACTGCTGACATGGCTGGTCAGATCTTCCAGACAGAGGTCAAAGATATCGTTGTGGATGACTATTTCATCAAGATCCATTACGACATCGAGGGCAAGACCTACGAAAGTAAGATGTCCTACGGCATTTACATGAAAGGTACCAACGAATGGTACCAGGATCCGGTCAAGAAGGAATCCCAGTTCAAGCGGTTCGAAGAGAAGTTCCACGTCCCGGTCGAGCGCAAGGACGAGCTGATCGGTCACCCGCTCATGGTGGAAGTCAAGAGCGCGTTCGGATCCAACTACTACGGAGACATTAAGAAATTCCCGACAAGGAAGTGATGAGCCTATGGAAAACCTGCTTTTTTACGATATCGAGGTAACAAGGTATGACGCGCTGGTCGTCTTCATGGATATCGACAAAAACGAGGTGGCACACTTCTGGAACAACCGGGACAGAAAAGACGTTGACGAGCCGTCGGGATTCGAAAGGATCCCGGCACTCATCGAGGACAAGATTCTGGTCGGGTACAACAACTATTTTTACGATGACAACATTCTGACCTGCATGATGAACGGAGTGCTTTCGATGCCTCAGTATCTGAAGTCTCAGAACGACCAGATCATCCAGGGTGGTGGATACGGCGGGAAAATAAGCCCGCTGATCCATTCTCTGGACACCATGCAGCAAATCGATGTCTCGCATCCGTCGCTGAAACAGATCGAGGGCAATATGGGCATATCCATCGTGGAATCATCTGTCGACTTCGACATAGGCCGACCACTGACGGATGCCGAACGACAGGAAATGCTGGAGTACTGCCGACACGATGTTGCTGCTACTGTCGATATCTATAAATTAAGAAAGAAGTCCTATTTTGAAGCCAAGCAGGGTCTGTGTGACATGCTGGCAAATGCTCCTGACAAGGCGTACCGATGGAACACCACCACACTGGCAGCCAATATCCTGTTAAACGGAGACAAGAGGCTGGTGCAGTGGGAAGGGATCTCCAAGAAGGTAAAGGAAAAGTACTGGCGAAAAGTCGACGGCATTCCGTCAGAAGTCTGGGGCATGTGGGAAGACTCCACAAGCCCGGAGTCCGTCATGGGTAAGGGTAAAAGCAAGACGATAAAAGCGTACGGCTGCACCTTTGTTTTCGGAATGGGCGGTCTTCACGGAGCACCGTCCAAGCCCATCCGCTGCGGAAGGGTAAAGCATAAGGATGTCGCTTCCATGTATCCGTCTTCTGTCGTCCAGCTCGGAGTTCTGGGTAACAGCACAGACAAGTACGACCAGATGCGGAAGGAAAGGATCAGCATAAAGCACACGGATCCGGTAAAGGCCGCGGCTCTGAAGTTGATTCTGAATTCCGTTTACGGAAATCTGAAGAACCGTTATTCTGCTCTGTATAATCCGATGGCTTCCGCAACGGTCTGCATTTACGGCCAGATCGCCCTGTTCTCCCTTTGCCGGGAGCTGGACAAGGCCGGGTACAAGATCATCAATGCGAATACTGATGGTGTTGTATACATCGAAGATCCGAAGCTGCAGGACAGGGACGAACAGGTACAGGTCTGGTGGGAGGAAGAATTTCCCGGTTTCAAATTGGAGACGGACTACTTCACCCAATGGATCCAGAAGGACGTGAACAACTATGTTGCTGTTGAGGAAGATGGGAAGATTACCGTCAAGGGCGGGGACGTCAATAAGTACCAGACGAACAAGTTCTTTTCCAATAACAGCACCCGGATCATCCAGATCGCAATGGTCGAATACCTGGTGCATGGTACAGATCCCTTTGATACCTTTGCCGAACACATGAAGGATCCCATGCTCTGGCAGTACGTTTTGAAAGCCGGTAGCACATTCCTCGGAGTCCAAAACTCAGACGGCGAATGGCAGAACAAGGTCAACCGGGTATTTGCTGCAGCTGACGGCGTTCCTTACACGAAGCTGTACAAGATCCGGAAGGACGGTGCACAGGTCAATTTCCCGGACGTTCCGGAAAGAATGTTCCTCTGGAACGAAGACGTGAACGATATACCAGACTTCCGGGCAGTGGTCGATCAGGGTTATTACTACAACCTTGTGAAGGAAAAACTGAAAGGATGGCCTGCCTATGTTCATTGAATATCGAGACGGTGAGAAGCACGCCGGATCTGGAGCTGCCAAATCCGAAACAATGGACAGCTTCCAAGACTGCGGACTGCTTCTTGCCAGTGATGACCTTGTCATAGACATCGACCATCTGCCGAAGGAATCCATCAAGGCAATGATCCGGGACTTCGGACTGGTGACAAGAACCGTCTGGACGGACAGAGGTGCGCATCTCTGGTTTAAACGTCCGCAGTGGCTGACGAAACGAAAGGACGGCATCTGCCGACTGGGTTTCGAGATAGAGCAGCATAACCGCTCATCAAATCCCAACGGGATGACCGTGAAGCGGAACGGAGTTGCCCGCCAGATCGACAACATGGATAAGCAGATGTATCTGCCAGCTATCTTCAAGGTAGACGCCAAAAACAAATACAACGACCTCACCGGAATGGACGAGGGAGACGGACGGAACAAAGCACTGTTTTCTCACAGGATGGCATTGATGAAAAACAACGTCCCCGACATCGACAAGATCTGTTCCTTCATTAACTATAATGTCTTCTCCACGCCTCTGCCACCGGCAGAGATGGAGGGGATCATGCGGGACGTAGAGCCGGACGAAGGTGAGAACCAGCAGTCGGCCATCGCCACGATGATCATGGAGGAATGCCTGACGACTATCTATTCCGGCATGACATGGTGGTACAGGAACGGCGAATACCTTGCAGACGAAGGAGACCAGAACCTGATCCGGAGAGTGTATGCAGCCTGTGAGGGCGAAAAGACTTCGTTCGTGGATGAGGTCATCAAACAGATCAAATACAGATCTCCAATGGTTCCGGCTGATACAGTATTCCCGATCCGCTTCCGGAACGGGATCCTGCGAAAGGGCGAGTTCATCCAGATAAAGGACTACAGGGACTTCACTCCCTACTTTATCGACATCAACTATAAACCCGATGCCGAACCTGTCCCGATGGTGGATGAATACATCAACAACCTCACCAACGGAGACCCGGCGTATAAAGACCTTCTAATGGAGGTCATCGGATACGTAATGATCACTGATCCGGAGCGCATCCGCTCCCTGGGCAAATTCTTCATGTTTCGTGGAGACGGTGCCAACGGAAAAGGAACGCTACTCCAGATCATGAAAAAGATCTACAACGCCAAGAACTGCACGAACCTCAGCATCAAACAGCTTACCGATGACCGGTTCAAGGTCACCATGATCGGCAAGCTGGCCAACCTGGGCGATGACATCGAGGCCGAAGCAATCGACAACGACCAGCTGAAGGTCTTGAAGAACATCAGCACTGCGGATACTGTAGCGACCAGACACATGTATGCAGAATCAGAATCGACCACATTCACAATCAAGCTGTATTTCACTACGAACTCAGACATATCGAGTTTTGAAAAAGGATATGCATATAAGCGCAGAATCGTATGGCTGCCAATGTTCAACAAGGTCGAGAAACCAGATCCCAGGTTCATATCCAAGCTGACCACAAACGAGGCTCTGGAGTACTGGATCCGGCTGATCGTGGAGGGTTACAAGAGGCTGTATCACAACATGGAATGGACAGAGTGCAAGGCGGTCGAGGAGTACAACGCACAGTACCATGAGAATAACAATGTCTGTGCCATGTTTGCGAAAGATCTCGACCCGGACACGGAGATCATCGGGAAGACAGTGGAAGATATCAAAGCAGCCTTCCGGGAATGGGACACAGAAGATAAGACGTTCCGACCGAAACTGTTCAAAGAAGCTGTCTGGGATCTCTACAAGATCGGGCTGGGTGTGTCAAAGGTCGCAGGGAAGTCAAAGAAGGTTTTCATGAGACAATCCGAGACCCAGCAGAAGCTAGTTCATTGATTTTGGTAACTTTTGGTAACTTTTGGTAACCGGGAAAGTCCAGAAAATCCTTATATTTCAACACTTTCTTAAAAAAGGTTACCAAGTTACCAAGTTACCAGAGAAAAAAATAATTTATAAAAAGAAGATTCTAACAACTTGCTGAAATTATTTATAAAAAGTCTTCGGCAAAAAATGGTAACCGTAACCGTCCCGGAAAGTGTTGAAAAATAAGGGTTTGCCGGTTACCGGGTTACCAAAAAGGAGGCCAAAATGGACGATTACATCATAAAACTCAGTAATGCAGACCACTTCCGGACTACGGAATGGAAAATGACCATAGACATCCGCACCCTGTCCGATCTGGCCGGGAAGAGGGTGAAAGACAAGTATAACGGCGGGACTTTTGTGGATTATCCGCTGCCGAGAGCGAAGAAGCTCCTGAAGCTGATCCGGATGTATGGGACGGAGGAAGACTTCGGGAAGGTAGAGAGAAATCTGAAGAATAAGAAGCTGATGCAATACTGGAGAGCTATAACTCTTGAAGACGAATGGAAGGTGCGGTCATGATGGATCGTTTCGGTAATTTGGTCAGACATTGCTGCGAGACTTGTTACTACCATTCTTATGACGTTTTTAGAGATCAGTACAATCCATGTTTCTGCGGGTGCGTGGATTCTGACCGTGATTGGTCTAACGTCAGTCCTGACGATACCTGTAAATACTGGAAATATAACGGTGATTACCAGGAGGATTTGAAACTATGACCGAATTGAAACACAAACGCCCGGAACGCTGGAAGCCGGTGACCAGGAATCCCAGGTACGAGGTAAGCACTTGGGGGAATGTCTGGGATTCTGAAACGGCCAGAGAGGTGGGCTTTATTCACAATCACAGTAAGACAAAATATTTCGGTTACTACATCGATGGCAAGAGGCATTTGCTTCCTGTTCGCAAGGTAATGTGGGAGACCTTTATCGGAAAGATCCCGGACGGTTACTATGTCCAGACAAAGGACGGTGTGACTAATCCCTTTGAGTTGGAAGACCTTGTGTTGGTTCCGAAGAGGGTTCTGGCACAGCAACGTGGTCACGGTCATCGGAAAGGGATCCTCCAGATCGGTGAGAACGGTGAGATCTTGAACATATTCCCGACGGCGAAAGAAGCCGGTAACAAAATCGGTTATCACGTATCGACCGTGACCGGAAGGTGCAGAGGATATAAGCATTTTTCGCACGCCTGTGCTGGCGGGTATGACTTCGCGTACGAGGATAGCGAGGTTAGTATCAACAGAGCACTGATCAGACTGGGGGTGGATCCGAAGACATGGAAGTATTAAAAGCGATAGCAGCACTGATATTGTTCGTTCCCGCGATGCTTATCCTGTTACTGGCCTACTGTGGTCTGACTGTACTGGTTTTTGTTCTGGATCTATTGGAAGTGTTGATAGATGAAGAAGTATAGCGTTGGTGTCTTAGGAGGAAGAAAAAGATGAAGCTGGCACATCTCACTGACGAAGAACTGTTTGAGATCTCGCTGATGAAGACCAGAAAAGGGACAGCTACATCCGAGGCCAGAAGAGCGCAGCAGATCCTGTATACCAGAAATATAACGCACGGAGGTTTTGGAGTGGGAGCTGGTGCAGCTATTTCCAGTCACTTGGATCAGAACAGGAATATAGAAAGGAAGTGGAGAAAACAATGAATTGGACAAAGACCGGCAAGACCGTGAAGGACAGCGGCGAATCAATTGTCTACTACGTGTCCGACGTCGGACGCTATCTGATCGAATCCCGCAAGCGTGCCGTACCGCACAGCAACAGGGAAGGAAGCTGGATGCATACCACCTACTTCCTTATCAGACCAGATGGCACTGAGACGGAGCACATGAGTCTGCTGGCGGCTAAGTCGGCTGCGGAACAGGAGGTGGAGAGGAATGGGTGACACCATAAGCAGACAGGCGGCGATTGATGAAATAAGGAAATGTAGGTTTACTGTTGATGCTATCGAAAAAATAAGAGCATTACCATCCGCACAGCCAGAAGTGTTGGCATGTGGAGAAGGTGAGTTATCCGCACAGCCAGAACAGCGGTGGATTCCCGTTACGGAGAGGTTGCCCGAAGATGATACGGAAGTTGTTGTGTCATGCACCGATGATTCCGGTGATTCTGAGTTCAGTTATACAACAACAGGATGGCACTTCAAGGGATTATGGGTTGTAGGAAATGAAAGAAGTT